TGGACAGAGGATGTTGCGTAATGCCGCTGTACGAAGTCAAATGTAAAGAATGCGGAGCAACGCAAGACATCTTTAGAAAGCTGGCAGACTATGACAATTTGCCGGAGTGTTGCGACACGATAATGACGCGAGTTATTTCAGCGTCTTTTGTACACGCCGAGTTTGCACCTTATAGGTCACAAATTGATGGCAGTATGATTTCTGATAGAGGTCAGCATCGTAGGCATTTAAAGAACAATGGGTGCAGTGAAGTCGGTAACGAGGACATGACGCCCAAAGTAGACCATTTTGCGCAAAAGCGTAAAAAAGAAACGTTGCGACAAGAAATTGCCGCAAGAATAAACTAACTAAGGACTCCAAATGAGCGAAGAAACGACGACTGAAGACTCAGTTGAAGAAGTTGCAGTAGAAGAAGAAAGTCAATCTACCCATGATATTATTGGGCGTGAGCTGGATAAACTTGAAGAATCAACATCTACAAGCGAACCTGAAGAAACCGTAAAAGAAGAAGTAAAAGCACCGCCTCCTGAACGCTCTCCGTGGAAATCATGGAAAGCCGAAGCGGCAGCCGAGTTAGAAAAGTTGCCAGAAACTGTACAGAAGCATATCATAGAGCGTGAAGAACAGTTCCACAGAGGGATAGAGCAGTATAAATCAGCGGCTAACTTTGCTAAAACCATTGATAAGTCGATTGCCCCATATAAAAATTATTTAGAGGAAATGCAAGTCGCGCCAGACGTCGCGTTTTTCAATCTTCTAAAAACAGAACACACGCTTCGTCGAGGGTCATACCAAGAAAAAGCGGAAATGCTAATGAAATTAGCGCATGATTATCAAATCGATATGACTCAGCTAGCCGGCTTGCCATACGACCCAACCATGCACAATCTTAAGGCGCAGATAGACGAAAAAGAACGACAATTGCGAGAGGCTTCGGAATTTAAACAAAGTCACGAAGACGCTCAAATTCAGTCTAAAATTTCGGATTTTGCGCAACGTCATGAGTATTTTACTGAGGTGCAGTCAACGATGGCAGACCTGCTAGAACGTGGACTTGCAAATGACTTAGATGATGCTTATGAAAAAGCATTGCGGTTAAACGATAATACGTTTCAAAAAGTCTATGCTCAACAGCAAGGCGGCGGGAATCGTCAAAATTTAACGCAGGCAGACCAAGCTGCAAAGGCAGCAAAGGCAGCAGCGGTATCGGTTAAAGGTTCACCTGCGGGCGCGAACCGAACCGTTATCCCTGCAACTACTGAAGAAGCCGTTAGACAGGCAATGCGCCTTCACGGATTTTAAATTTTACGAGGATTAAGCAATGGCATTTGCAAACAGCGCGATTAGTGACATTATCGCAACCACCATCGAAAGCCGTACCAAATCGGCTCAAGATAACTTAACAAACAACAACGCGTTATTACTTCGTTTGAAAGAACGCGGTAACGTAAAAACAATCAGCGGTGGCTCAACCATCTTGCAAGAATTGTTTTATAACGACCCTGCAACCAATTATGCGTCAAGCTATAGCGGTTACGAAACTATCAACATTTCACCTGATTCTCCAATCAGTGCTGCGCAGTTCAATTTGAAACATTATGCAGACGCTGTAACGATTTCTGGCCCTGAAATGCTTGCTAACAGCGGTAAAGAAGCAATGATTGAATTGCTTGCTACCCGTGTTGAAATTGCTGAAGCAAGACTTAACAACAAAATCGACATCGACTTACATGGCGACGGTACAGGTAACGCAGGTAAAAACTTAGTTGGTTTAGCGGCTATGATTAGCACTTCACCAAGTACAGGTACTTACGGCGGTATTGACCGTGCTACATGGACTTTCTGGCGTAATGGCGCGTACACTTCAACTGGTTTGACTGGCGCAGCGGCAACAGCGGCTAACATTCAAAACAGCATGAACACTGTCGCGTTATCAGTTGTTCGTGGTACAGACCATGTTGATTTAATTTATGCAGGCTCAACCGCCTATTCGCTTTACTTAGCGTCTTTGCAGGCAATCCAACGTATCACTGACGATAAATTAGGCGCGGCAGGTTTCTCTGCGTTGAAATTCTACGGCGGCGCTGGCTCTGCTGACGTTGTACTTGGTGGCGGTATCGGCGGCAACCAAACTGCAACTCGTATGGACTTTATTAACACAAAATATGTGTACTTCCGTCCTCACAAAGACCGTAATTTCGTGCCAATCGGCGGCGACCGTCAAGCAGTTAACCAAGACGCGATTGTTCGCTTAATGGGCTTCTCTGGCGCGTTAACCTGTTCTGGTGCGCAATTCAACGCAACATTCAGCACAACCTAGGAGGCATTCATGGCTTATAACATTACGACCCCTTTAGCGGGTTTTCAAGGTATCGCGCTTACTGATACCACACAGAACCACGCATTAGGCACTATCGTTACTGCGGTAGACCCAACTTACGGCGCTGGCGAATTCATTTATTTGAAAGGCGTTGCATCAACTGTTGTTGGCTCATTAGTTGATTATGACTCTTACTTAGCCACAACTGCATTAGCACCTGCTACTGGCGGGGTTGGCCCAGTTGCTGTAGCAATGTCAGCTAACGTGGCATCACAATACGGCTGGTATCAAATTTCTGGTGTCGCGGCTGTTAAAGCACCTAATGCAATGACTGCTGGCGCTGACGTTTATGCGTTAGCTGCAACTCCGGGCAGTGTTGATGATGCTCAAGTAAACGGTGAGCAAATCTTGAATGCTAAAGTATCTACCACAACAGGTACTCCTAGCTCTGGCTTGGCGTTGATTCAAATCAACCGTCCATTCCACCAAGGTCAAGTAGTATAATTTTTAAGGCGGTAAGCTAGACGGCTTACCGCCAACTAACTAGGATTAAATATGAGCGAACAACTTTCTTATGTCGGCGATACCGGCGGCGATGCTTACTTAGACGTTTCATTCTACATTGGAACGCACGATGGGCAAGAATACGACTTTATCCGAATCAATGTACCCGGCGATAAATCACTGTCAATTGACACGATTGCCGACGATAACCACAAAGCCCGTTTTGCACGGCAATGGCAAGCCTATAAAGGCTTAAAAGACATTAAAGGTACGCCAATGGAGGAATGGCCAGAAATTGCCGAAACACTCCGCATTGAGCTAGCCTACCAAGGGTTTAGATATATTGAACAAGTTGCTGGCGCACCTGACGCGGCGTTTATCCGTATTATGGGCGGCACACAACTTCGCAATAAAGCACAAGCCTTTTTAAATCGTGGTAAAATAGACGCTGATGAACTAATTAAAGCTCAATCTGACCAAATTGCAGAGCTTCAAGCGCAAATGAAAATTTTGATGGAAGCACAACCACCTGAAGTCAAAAGAGTTAGAACCGTTAAGGAATAAAACGCATGGCAAACCTACTTACGAATGTTCAAGATGTCTGTTTAGAAATAGGTTTGCCTGTCCCCACGCAAGTGGCGACATCAACAGACCCTCAAGTGCTTCAAATTCAAGCGCTGATGAACCGTACAGGCGACACGCTATCAACTGAGCGTGACTGGCAAGCCTTAGCGGCAGAATACCGTTTTGAAACGGTTTACTATCAATATACGGGTGACGTTACTGAAGGTTCAACCACTATCACCAATTTGTCGTCAGTAACAGGTTTATCGACTGATTTTATGGCCATTGGCGAAGGGTTGTCACAAGACACTTTTGTCACTTTTGTTGGTACAACAACGGCTACAACTTCTATTCCTGCTACTGCCACTGCAACAGGCATTACCATTACATTTAGTCAAGCTAAGTATGCAATGCCTAGCGACTTCGCGCGGATGGTAGACAAAACCCAATACAATAAATCAAATCGTTGGTCAATTATTGGTCCTAAAGACGCCCAAGAATGGCAATGGCTTAAAGCAAGCTATGTTACGACAGGCCCTCGTATGCGCTTTAGAATGATGGGTAACAAGTTCACTATCTGGCCTGCGCCTACCGCAGTGCTAGTAATGGGCTTCGAATACGTTTCTAACGCATGGGTTGTAGCGGCTGACGGAACACCTAAAACACGCTTAACGGTTGATACTGACACAACGCTGTTTCCAGACCGCGTGATGGTGCTAGGCACAAAACTCAAACTGTTTGAGATTAAAGGTTTTGACACCACAGCAGTGCTTCAAGATTACACTCGTGAGCTGGAGAAATGGAAAGCAGCAGAGAGCGGCGCAGATACGCTATCTCTTGCACCACGCTATCCAAATATACTACTCACTCAAAACAATATACCGGATACGGGTTATGGCAACACTACATCGTAAAGATACGGTTTTTCGTATCCTAAATAGGTAACTAAATGCTACGTCCTAAACGCCAAACTTCAGGTACCGTCACTGTCACCGCGCCAATTGGCGGGTGGAATGCGGTCAATCAATTAGCCGCGATGTCGCCTAATGAGGCGGTCATCATCGATAACTGGTTTTGTTTGCCTACTGAATTGCAGTCACGCAAAGGCTACACATTGTGGTCAAGTGGCATAGCGGGCGATATTGAATCGTTTATCACCTATGACGGGCAAGATGGCGTTTCGCGTGTCTTTGCGGTAGCTGACGACGCTGGCGATTGCAGTGTGTGGAACGTAACGGCGCAAACACCTACCGCGCCAACTGAAGTTGTTACAGGGCTTTCTAACGCTAGATGGTATTTTGGTCAAGTATCAACGTCAGGCGGCACATTTACGCTTGCTGTGAATGGCGAAGATTATATGCTTCTCTATGACGGCACAACATGGCAACAAGTGACGGGCGTATCAACACCTTACGCTATCACAGGCGTTGACACAAGCCTACTTGTTGGCGTTTTAGTACATCATCGCAGAGCGTGGTTTGTTCAAAAAGACAGCATGAAATGCTGGTATTTAGCGACTGATTCGATTGCTGGCACAGCAACTTCTTTTGACTTTGCACCTTTGTTTATCAATGGCGGCAGTATTGCTAAGATTGAAACATGGACGCTTGACGCCGGTAACGGTATGGATGACTATTTTGTCGTCATTACTACGGTAGGTGAGATTGCCGTCTATAGCGGAACAAACCCTGCGTCAGCCGATACATGGTCGCTTAATGGCGTGTATTATGGTGGTTCACCCGTAGGACGCAATTGCACAATTAAGTTCGGGGGCGACATATTACTGCTAAACAAAGATGGCCTAGTTCCTTTGTCACAGTGGTTAATGTCTAGCCGTGTTAACGTCAAAACGTCTATCACAAACAAAATACAAAAACGTATTACTGATGCAACCGTAGCGTATGCAGGAAATTACGGTTGGCAAGTCGTGTTAAGCCCACCTAATAATATGCTGTTTATTAACGTACCAATCAGTTCAACGCAGTTTGACCAATACGTTATGAACACCATTAGCGGGGCATGGTCACGTTTTACAGGCGTTAATGCTACCTGTTGGGCGTTTGTTAACAACGTAATGTATTTCGGACAAGGCGGCAAAGTCTTTAAATTTTGGGATGGGCCAACTGATAATGGCGAAGTCATCAATACCGACCTTTTACCTGCTTTTTCTGCCTTTGGCAGTCAAAGTCAGATTAAGCGTTGGACGATGGCTAAAGTGTCAATGGGCTACGATTATGCGTTTGCGTTTTCCGGTCAGATTAACCTTAACTTTGATTTAGATTCTCAACCACCACAACCCTATAACCTTCTTGCTACCAACGCAGGCGTTTGGGATTCTGGCACTTGGGACAATGTACAATGGGGTGGAAACATCATGCCGTTTTCACGTTGGCAAATGGCGTCGGGCATGGGCTATTACGGCACGTTTAGAATCAGAACATCAAGTAAAACGTCTGATATTCGCTACTATGCAACAGACTATGTATTTGAAGGCGGAGGCGTACTATAATGAAAATTATAGTTGACCAGTCAGAAAGATGCGGTCAATGGATAGCTGAAAAACAAGGTAAAAAATACTGCAACGATGAAAGCGCAGTCTATATAGCGCTTGAGCATAAAAATAAGCTAAACGTTGTTTTTATGTATAATAACTTAATAGAAAACGGGTCGATACACCTTCATATTGCAGTAGAAGGTAGAGGAAATAAAGAAATACGATGGTATGCTTTTCACTATCCTTTTATAGAGCTAAAAGTTAAAAAGATAATAGCACCTATTCAAGCGGATAATGAAAAGTGTATTCGGTTTGCAATAAACGCAGGGTTTGTATGTGAGCATATAATTAAAGACGCAGGGTATAATGGCGACTTATGGCTCTTTTCCATGACCAAAGAGCAATGCCGATTTTTAAGATAATTTAGGAGTTTATCATGAGCAGTCCATCTATGCCTGCGGCGCCAGATTACGCGCTCGCAGCGCAACAAACCTCGGCAGGAAACCAAAACGCGGCCATTGCCAATCAAATTGGAAATATGACCAATCAAAAGGGTGTGCCTCAATATAAGCTAGACCCCACTACAGGTGCGCAAGAATTAGACGCTAATGGGCGGCCTATAGAGTTAGGTAGTACGGGCGTTAGCTATGAAAACCCTTACGCAATAAAAGATTCTCAAGGAAGCATACCTTTTGATATGACTTCGTTAACTCAAAAGCAAAGAGATGCGTACAACGCAGGAAAAGGGCTCCCTAAAGATTTTGTCAAAACGTATGACCCTCAGCAATGGACGCAACAGTCTACTTTAGGGGGTAATGACCGGACGCTCTATGACCAAAGCCAAGCGGCGCAATTAGGGCTGTCCGGTATAGCTTTGAAAGGCTTAGACGCTGTACGAGCAGCTACCGACCCTACTGACCCTAGATATAAAGCCGTAACCCCTGACATTGCAGTTCAAGGCGGGCCTGCAAATACTGCTGAACGCATGACGACAAGCGTTATCGCACCGCAGTTTGTTGGCGGTGGATTAGATACCTCCGGTTTGCAGGGCGGCGTAGTTAATGCCGGTCCAATGAAAACGTCTATTGGCACCGTAAACGGGGTAGAACAATATGTTGTAGCTAATAACGGGGATAAAATTTTAACGCAATCTGGCGCTGACCAGCAGGCGGGCGCACTGGGGGCGACGCTAAACAACTCAGCTACAATTAAAACTAACTTAGGGCTAGACCCAACATTACTTAACCAGCAAGCCGTTGATGCGCTTTACAAAGCAAATACGCAGTATCTTGACCCACAGTTTACGCAAAGCCAAGCAAAGATGGAAAGCCAATTGGCTAACCAAGGCATTACGCGCGGTAGTGAAGCGTATAACAACGCAATGCTTAACTTTAACAATCAAAAGCAACAAGCGTACACGGACGCTCGAAATCAAGCGATTGGGCAAGGTACGGCGGCGGCGCAAGGGTTGTTTGGTATGGGGCTTCAAGGCGCTCAATTTGGCAATACCTCACTTGGTCAACAGTTTGGTCAAAACGTTACCGCGCAACAATTAGCTAACGCTTCAGCAGGGCAAAACAACGCCAACGCACAAACTAATATGGGGCTTACTAACGCCGCATTAGGGCAACAATTTGGTCAAAATGTCACCTCAGCTAACTTTGCTAACGCGGCGCAACAACAAGCGTACAACCAAGCA